GTAAACAGAGGTGTTTGTATACTTCTCACTTATAATCCCTTTCAATTATCATCTCGATAAAATGAATGGCCTTTAACAAGTCCTGCTTCTTGCCTTTATCTTGATGTCTAATTATGTATTTAATAGCACATCCTTCCGGGTAGAGCAACTTATTCTCCACCACAAATTTACTGGGCTGTATCACATACTTTTGGTAGTGACTCCCGCCGTGTTGTTTATCCCAAACTTTACTCATTTTTTTTCTCCTTTTTTTGATGAAACACTTCATACCAAGTATTACACTCATCACAATTATACATACTTACAATTTTATGATCTGACTCTGGATAAGTATCTTCGGTATCATAATCACTGTTCCATCTTACTTCTGCGTTACAATAAAAACATTTCATAACAAATAAGCTTTATCAAAATCTTTTGGGTCCAAGACATGCAATTCACGCTTCGCTCTCGTCGCTCCAGTGTAAAATAATCTGTGTAATTCATCCGGGTCATGACTAAAAGTTTCTAACGCAGCATTTGTAATATCTTGTAACAATAAGACTTTGTCAGCTTCACCTCCTTTCTCTCCATGTATTGTTGACATTGATATACGAGGATTTTTATTTAGCGTCTCACCATTCGCCCTCATATTACGAATGTAATTTTCAGTGATGGGATCTAGTCCCTCAAATGATTCGTACCAAACACCATCTACTAAAAGTCCGTGATCTTTTTTACACTCCTCCATTTTATATTTATCTTCAGAGTGTAATGTTTTACCTTTTCTAAATCCTTCTAATACATTTGATCCAAGGTATTCGTAAATATTTTTTATCTCTAGATGATTGAGTAGACCACCCTTGCGCCAAGCTTCCCAATTATTTAAAGCTAATAATAATTTTAATGGTATAGAATTTTTACCTTTATAAGAATAATACCAGCCACGTAATTCACAAACTTCTTTGACAGAATCTAAAAAATAATTTGCAGAAGATAAAACCAACCAATTACCTTTTGACATATCAACCTGTGTTATGTCAGAATACCTACGCAGGATACCTTGTTGTGCTCTAGGTTTATAACTTTTATCAAATCTATTTTGTACTTTTCTAATTATCTTTTGTGATAATTCATGTATTGGTCCTCCAGGTATACGATAAGATTGATCTAATGTTTGTATGTCATCTACTTCTTCTTTTAACGCAATGAAGTGATCTACGTCTGCGCCTGCCCACTTAAATATTGCCTGGTCATCATCACCTGCAATATAAGTTTTATCTGCATGTCCCCATATCTTTCTCACCATTTCCCACTGCAACAGAGATAAATCTTGAGCCTCATCTATGAATAAAACTTTGAATTTATTGTGTTTTTCTTTGGTCAAGAAATCCTCTAATAAATCATTAAAATCTTTTAAACCTTTTTCTTTTTTAAACCTCTTTAACTCTTCTGCCAAAAGATATAAAGTATTGCGTTCAATATCTAAAATGTTTTGCCTGGAGTCATAGTATTCTAATAGGTCCATTCTTTTCACAGCTGCTGTATTTATTATTGTAAGATATTCGTTATCAGAATTAAATGTGCCATCACTATCAGAAAACTTAGCAACCTTAATAGGTATGCCACATTTTTCACCAAACTCTTTGTAGTCTTGTGTGCCCATCATTTTTTCTTTTGTCATACCCAATTGATTAAAAGCGTAAGAGTGTAAAGTTCTGAAATAAGTTAGGTCATTATCTATATCTAACTTAAATTTATCCGCGGCTCTCGTTGCAGCTTCCGTCGCCGCCTTTTTAGTAAAAGAGAAAAAACCTATTTGTTTAGGTCTTACTCCTTCTTGAATGAATTGGTCTACCAGGTTCAACAATGTTGTTGTTTTTCCTGTTCCTGGCGGCCCTAATATTATTGTTTTCATATGCCTGTTTTCTGCACTCCTTTGCTTCTTTTTTTAATCCTTGTTGTTCTAACCAGTCTGCGTGGTTTAAAAGCATTATGTTTATATTCATTAAAAGTTTTCCTCTTGATATGGTACTTTAGAAGTTGATGCCTCCGTTTCTTTCATGGCTGTTATTTTAATTAATCTTGGTTGTTGTTTTTTTATTCTCATTCTTTCTTCTTTTACAAACACATCTAATTGTTTTATTAAATTACCGGTTTGATTTTTATCTTTGTCCCAATGATTACGTTTACAAAAGTTGAAAAAATCTTCCATTCTAAAATATGTAAATTCTCTTTTTTCATCTGTGTATGGTAACTTATTCAATATATCATCAAACGTTCTTGCCGATTGTCTGTTAGTTGTCCAGTCTTGTAAGAGTCCTGTAAGTTCGTTGACTGGATCTAAAGACTCTAGTGGCTCAACCTCCTGAAGTCCTAACATCATAGGTTTTAAAAAATGTTGTTTCCAATCTTTAGGTTTAGGTACAGGCACAACTAAATTAGCTTGATCTAAACATGCTAACGCAAATAATTGTGGACTGTAAAGTTGTTCTGATTTTAACTGTATTCTTTTTTTATCTACATTCAAAAACCATTCTGGTGGTTTGGATGCATACTTTGTAAGACTGCCTAACATAGGCATTTCCTCCTCACCAAATCCAACACCAAATCTTTTTGTTCTACATAATCCTGATTGACATACTGCATTAATCGGTGCATCCTTACAGCGGTATTTATCATAACCTTTTCTATTTACTGATTTAATTAACTGCTGCACTTCACTATTACTAAGTGCAGGTTCCATAAATTTTTGATTTGCTTTTACTAACTCATCTTCCCAATTATCTGGATGAGCTTGTTTAAAATATACCGCAATGTTAAACAATGCATTATTTCTAGAGCCCTCACCAAAACCTGTGGTAGCTAATTTATTTAAACAAGGAGGTCCTCCAGGAAAAGCTTCTTCTATTTTTTTATTTTCTGTTTTAATATCTTGTAAGGCTTCTTCCGTGCAAGAGTAAACATCATAGAGCTTATAAAATTCCTCAAGTGTACAAGAGGTGCCATTATCGTTGAAAGCATATCTTAGTCCTTTCGTTTCATTGTAGTAGGGTAAATTTAAAAAGTTACCTGTGTCCCCACGTTCCACAAGTATCTCTGTTTGTTTTGGAAAAATTTCCGAACCCTCGTACCCAAGTATGATTGCTATTTGTTTTAATTTTGATTGCATCAAAGATGCAGGAATGTTTTCTTTTGTAAATAAAAATACGTGTGCTCCGCCTGATTTACTACGACAGACTATGAGGGGTAATTTATGAAACCTAATAGTTTTAACGAGGCTAGCGTGATCAAAGTTATATTCGTCAATATCAATACAACCCCACCTACAACTGTTATCTTCTGTAATAGGGATGATCCCAAGAGCAGGTCCTTCACCTTTGAGATGATTCCTCCAGAGTTCGTCGGTGACGGGTTTACGTACAATAAAAGCTTTGCCTTTTTGTTTTCCGTTGTCGCCACGTTCACCTGGTTGATATTGTCCATAAGCTATTTCTAATCCTAAAAATATAGATTTAAATTTATCCATTATCATTTCTTAGTGATTTGTAAAGGGGCCTCTTCCACTCTCGCTTTGAGGCCCCATGTTTTTAGTATGGACTAGCGTCCACACCTTTCTCTTCTACATCTGCTTTTGTTTGAACGTTCCCTTTAGATACATTACCTCTAAATTCTTTTGCACTTAAATACAAAGATTTATCGTCCTGACCTAAAATTCTGTCCATGTTCACCACCCAACCATACCAAGAACCTTTGTCGTTCTTTTGTAAAGTAGATGAAAGATTATAAACAACACCTTGCATAGGTGGTATTGCAAATCCTCCTTTTCCGTCAGGTATTTGTGTAGTTTTCATCATAGAATTCCACTTTTTACTGACATTTAGTTGTGTAGATTTCATAGTGATTAAAGCTGGTGTATAACCACCAGTTTTAGTTTCTACCATGACAAAGTAAGAGGCAGTCTCTTCTAAGTAATTACCATTTGGTAATCTAATCTTAGATCCTTCTCTCTTACCAGTTGCGATTACCGGACTGTTCGGCATATGGACAGCCACAGGAGCACCAGGCCCATCCCCTCTATCCGACCATTCTGGATAATCTTTTTTGTAGTAACAAGGAATTACCTTGATACCTTTTTTACCATCGAATAATTCGTTGGTAACAGTATTGAAGATCATGCCAGGTTTGGCATCCTCCATATACTTTGCATCTCCTGCAGTTACCTGCGGAGACAGCTGTCCCAAGATTCTTACAAAAGGTAATGCAAGATCATCTTGAGTCATGTTATCAAAACCTTTGGCATCATCACCAAACAAGGCAAGTGATCCATTGGTTTTTTTTGCTACGTCATTAGCCATTACTCATTCTCCATTAGTTATTTCCGGGTTATTTTAGTTTTGTCTTTAACCCATGTGCTAAAGACATCAGAGGGCATATCAAGCCCGGACTCGATACGCTCCCTGAAAAGGGCAGTTAATGTTTGCCAAGACACATCAGATTTCTGTTGTGGCTCAAATCCATTAGCTACCGCAAGGTCCAGCAATTGCTTCGCCTTGTCATCTTCTCCCTTTCCAAAAGTAACAAAGACATTGTTTTTAATAATATCCTCTAACTTTTGGTCACGAAGCCATTTATAGCATTGCTCTCTCCGAATCTCATCTTTCGGAATAGTGCATCTATATTCTTTTTTCACAGAAACTTTAGAACCATCAGCTAATTTTATTTCTGATAATCCTTGTTCTGCTAATAATTCTGGAATTACACGAGAACTGATATCATCAGCTTCCGCTTTTTTATTTTTAAGTTGCTCTTCTAATGCAGCAATTTCATCCTCTTTTTGTTTTAACTTTACACATTCTTGTGCAACAGTTGTTACCTCTACATCGTCTAAAAGATCTTTTGAATCTTTTAACATTTCTTCTCTTACATTAAAGCTACCGCTTCCTGTAAATGTTTTTACCTTTACTTTATTTTTTATACTCATCTTATCCTTTCTGATACATATCTACTTCAAGTGGATAGTATCTGTGTTCACGTTTATCCCATTTCAACATATTGTATTGCCCGCTTGTCACGTTAGATACCTCTGCAGTTGATATACCTATTATTACAGGATCTCCTACTGCGAGTAAATAATCTTCTTTACGAAAATCTTGTAAATTTTTTTTCATCTTTTGCACATAAGGTGCAGTAGAATATATCGCCTGATCTCTATTAGGCAAACATATTACAAGATAACCAAAATCAGATGCGCTTAATATATTTATATTAGGAGCTGGTTGTT